CGCGGACCTTCGCGGCGCGGACCTTCGCAGCGCGAACCTTTACGGCGCGGACCTTTGCGGCGCGGACCTTCGCGGCGCGGACCTTCGCAGCGCGGACCTTTACGGCGCGGACCTTCGCGGCGCGGACCTTCGCAGCGCGGACCTTCGCAGCGCGAACCTTGGGGACGCGAACCTTGGGGACGCGAACCTTGGGGACGCGGGCAAATTGACTGGCGACCGTCCGTATTTCGCGGTCGGCCCAATCGGTTCGCGGCAAGACGTTTTAGCGGCGTTCCTCACGGAAAAAGGGGTATTCCTTCGCGCAGGTTGCTTCTTTGGAACCGTGGAAGAGTTCAAGGGTAAGCTGCAGGACGAACACGGGGACAACGCGCACGCGGTCGAATACCGCGCCGCCTTGGTGCTGATCGAAGCACATTACACCGCATGGCCCGTAACTATGACCGAAGGGGAATAATTATGGAAAACTTTGAACAGTCAATGACCGCGGGCAATGTCAAAGCCGCAATGAAGGAAGTCGGCGCCGTGAGTGCTGACCTGTGGCAAGTCACGCCGGACAAATTGCGAGTGCTGGAAGGCTTCAATGCCCGCGTGAAGAATGACACTTACACCGGCCGCGTGCGCTGGATTGCTGACAGCATCAAGGTCAACGGCTATTACAAGGATAAGCCCCTTTCCGGCTTCGTGGCCCGTGAAGGCGACGATAACGTCATTTATGTGACCGGCGGACACCGGCGGCATGAAGCGGTTTTGCTGGCTATCAGTGAGGGCGTGGAAGTGCCCGCCGTGCCGGTTATCGTGAGCCCCAAAGGCACCAGCATGGAAGACTTAACGGTCGCCCTTGTGGTGGGCAATGACGGGGAGCCCTTGAGCCTGTACGAAGCCGCGGTCGTGTGCAAGCGCCTGGCGACCTTCGGCTGGTCTTCCCAAGAGATTGCCCGGCGCCTGGGGTACGCATCCACGCAATACGTCGACGGACTGCTGGCGCTGGCCGGGGCACCCCTGGCAATTCGCAAAATGGTAATGGAAAACGTCATTGCGGCCACGACAGCCATTGAAGCCATAAAGAAGCACGGGGACAAGGCGGTCGACGTGCTGCTGGCCGCGCTGGTCAAGTCCGGCGGCGGGCGTGTCACGACCAAGCACATGCCGCAAGCTGAATTCAAAAAGGCCGTGCGCAAGCTGGCCGAACCAATGCACACGGCATTGACCAAGGTGCAGGCCGACCCCGGCTTCGCCAGCCTATCGGAAGAGGTCCGGGGTATCCTGGCGGAACTGCTGGGAAGCATCAAGCAATAGCCAAAATTAAATTTTCAATTGCCCGCCGCGTGCGGGCTTTTTCTTGTTGACATAGATAAATTATTTATCTATAATTGAGCCATCAACTACCCGGAGCCCTTCAAATGACACTCGCAACCTTCACCCCTGGCAAGACCTACACCACCCGGAGCATTTGCGACCACGACTGCATCATCCGTGTGACCGTGGCAAAGCGTACCGCCAAGACCATCACCACCGACGCGGGCAAGGTGTTGCGTGTGGGTGAATATGACGGCGCCGAATTTGTGAAGCCCTGGGGCTCCTACAGCATGGCCCCGATTGTGCGGGCATCCTAACCACCGCCCCGCAAGGGGCTTTTTATTTTGGGCGACCGCTTGCATTAGATAAATAATTTATCTATAATTGAGCCATCAACAACGCAACGGAGCCCCGAAAATGTCCAACATCATCGCCCAAACCATCCTTGCCCAACTTGGCGGCAATCGCTTCCTTGCCATGACCGGCGCAAAGGATTTGGTCAATACCGGCAAGGGCCTTCAATTCGCTATCGGCCGCGGCGCCAGCAACAAGGCCAACAAAGTGGTCGTGACCCTGACCGACGCGGACCTGTACGACGTGCGCTTCCTGACCATTCGCGGCGTCAATATGACCGAACGCGGCACCGTGGAAGGCGTGCATGCTGACCGCCTGGCCGCCGTCTTCACCGAACAAACCGGATTTGATACCCACATGTGAGGACAAGGCCGCCGGGAGCCCCTACGGGGGCCGCCCGGCTTACTTGAAGGACATTGGGGGCGTGCTATCGGGCGGTAAGTAGTCACCGACCCGATTTAGAAAGCTGACGCTTTGGCAATCCACTTCCCGCATGTGTGAGCGCACGATATCGACCGCCAGCGTGCGAAGCGTGTCGACGTCTTCGTGGTGGCAATAGAACGCATAAAGGCCCGTGCCGTTCGTCTTGTCCTGGGGGAGCGTGTGCGGGTCGATATCACCCAAGGTCAACACCGGGTAGCGCATGACCGCCATTGCCCACGCCGAAGCCGCGAAAGTCTCCCGGTCGACGTCATGAAGCCGGAAGCGGGCTTGCACCAATTGAACTTTTGCGGCACGCCGGGCCGCCGTAGTAGGGTCAACGGGGCCGCCGTTCGCATCTTTTATGCAACTGGCACACGTCCCCGACTGGGTATAGCGGTAGGAATCGTGCCCATTGCGGCAAATTTTCCCGGTGTAGTAGGTTTTAAGGCCCTTTGCGCGGGCTTCCGGCCTGGTTATGATATCCATCGTTTACGCTCCTATGATGCGTTGAAGTGTAACCGACCCCTTGCGATTCCGCAATACCTACCGGCTAAAATTATGATCTTTTACCCCAAAACCGCACCCCGACACACGTTTTCGTCTACTGCCGCTACTTTTGCTATACATACATTAAGGTATGGTGCATATACTTAGTTATGCAGGGCTACCGTATACAGTAATTTTATATTTAAGGGGTATAGGGGTAAAGAGAGTGTAGACCGTTGATTTAATTGAATAAATTTTACCCACCCCGTAATTTTTGGGGCTGGGGTAACAGGGTAAGGGGTCCGGCAAATATGGGCGCCGTTCGTTGTGGTTGCTACATGTGGCCGCCTGGGGCTAGAATTAGGGCACTATGAGCCTGACACCCAAACAACGCCGATTTGTGAACGAGTATTGCGTCGATGAAAACGCAACGCAGGCGGCTATTCGCGCCGGATATTCCGAAAATGGCGCCGGGCAAACGGCCCATAACTTACTGAAAATCACTGAAATTAAGGATGCGATACGCGACCGGATGGAAGAGGTAGCCGTCGCGGCCAGCATTACGCCGGAGTGGGTCGTCAACCAATGGGCCAAAATCGCATTAGCCGACCCTAATGCCCTGGTGCAAGTCCGCCGCCTAAATTGCCGCCATTGCCATGGCTTCGACCATCAATACCAATGGACGGAAGGCGAATATGCGCGGGCGGTCGACAAGGCTGTGGAATCCGAAAAGCCAGCCCCCGACGGCATGGGCGGCTTTGGGTTTGACCCGAACGGAGCGCCAAACCCGAAATGCCCGGAGTGTGGCGGCCTGGGGGTTGAAGACGTGCATATTGCGGACACCCGGAAAATCAAGGGCTCCGCAAAGGTGCTTTATGCTGGCGCCGAACGGACCCGCAACGGAATCAAAATAACCATGCGGGACAAAGACGCCGCCGTGTCAAATCTGGCCCGTTACTTGGGCATGATGGTCGACCGCAAGGAAATCAGCGGCCCCGGCGGCGGCCCGGTTGCCCTGGCGCACCTATCCGCGGACGATTTGAGCGACGACCAACTTGCCGCCATTCTCAAGGCCGACGATGCTACCGACGAAGCGTGAAGCCGCGGCGGAACTGCTACGGCGCCGGGAAGCGCGGCGCAACCTGGCCGCCTATATCAACTTTACGAACCGAAAATATAAACAAAGTGGCTTTAGTGCCGCCGTGTGCGCGGCGCTCGACATGTTCATTGATGACATGATTGCAGGCAAGCGGCCCATTCTGGTGCTGCAGGCCCCGCCCCAGCACGGCAAGTCTGAAATTGTTAGCCGCAAGCTCCCCGCGTTTCTGCTGGGACGCTTCCCGGACTGGCGGGTCGGTGCGGCCAGCTATTCGGACGAACTAGCCGGAGCCATGGCCCAAGACGTGCGGCGCAACCTGGCGTCGGACGAACATAAACGGCTATTCCCCGTGACCGCCGAACGGCGCCGCTATGACGTCAACCGCACTGGGGAATTTACGGCGCCCGGCGGCGCTGGCGGATACCTGGGCGTCGGCGTTGGTGCTGGCCTCACGGGGCGCCCGGTTGATATCGGCATCATTGACGACCCGGTAAAGAACGAAAAAGAAGCCTTGAGCCCCACCACGAAGGAAGGGCATTGGAACTGGTATCAAACCGTTTTCACGACCCGGCTTTCGGAGAACTCCGGGCAAATCATCATGGCGACAAGCTGGGCGGAAGACGATTTGCCCGCCCGCATTTGCAACCACTTCAAGGGCGACCCGCGGCTTACCGTGTTGCGCTTCCCGGCAATCAACTTGCCCGGAGAGGTCGGCTATAACCCGAACTTGCCGCCCGGTCCCCTGGTCCCCGAACTCAAGAGCCTGGCCTTTCTGCATGAGGTCAAGGGGCTATTCTCGGAATACTGGTGGGCGGCCATGTACCAACAATGCCCGCGGCCGCTGGGTGGCAACGTGTTCAAGGAATCAGGCTTGCGCTATTACTTACCCAAGGACTTGCCCGCCAAATTCGACAAGGTGCTGGCCTCTTGGGATTGCACATTCAAGGACACGGACGGCACCGACTTTGTCGTGGGCCAGGTGTGGGGCAAAGCTGGCGCCAATGCCTATTTGCTGGCGCAAGTCCGCGCCCGCATGTCATTCACCAAGACCGTGAAGGAAGTCGTCGCCTTGCGTGCCGCCTGGCCGCGCACCAAAGAAGTTTTGATTGAAGACAAGGCGAACGGTCCGGCGGTAATTGATACCCTGAAAGCCAGCGTGCCGGGTATCATTCCGATTGAACCGGACGGCTCCAAGCTGGCGCGGGCGCACGCCGTTACCAGTTATTGGGAAGCGGGCAACGTGTGGCTTCCGAATCCTGACTTGTTCCCATGGGTCAAAGATTTGGTCGGGGAGTTGACCGGCTTCCCGGCGGCGGCCAATGATGACCAAGTGGACGCCCTTACCCAAGCATTGCGCCGCTTGTATCCGTTGTTTAACAAGCTCAAGATTACGCAAGAAGCGATAAACAAGGCCATGGGTAGATAATGCCCGCGGCGTTACAATGACCAACAATTTACCCGGAGCGTCGACCATGCCCGAAGCAAAACCAAGGATTCGCCGCAACGAACCCAAAGCCCCGCCAGCCCCCAAGGGCTCCGGCCTACGTCGGGCAGCAACCAAAGCCAAGAGCATTGCGGCCGACGGCGCCCTCAAGCCCTACGCCTACCCAATCAAGCCGCCCACCCTGGCGCCTGGCGTTGTCCCGGCCGGAGTGGTGGCGCCGGTCATGGCAACGGACGCGAACCCCTACAGCTTCGCGCAAGACGTGTACCCCGGCGGCGGCTTCCCTGGCTTTTCGTACCTTTCGCAGCTTGCGACCCGTGCGGAATATCGGGCGTTCGCTTCCACCATGTCGACCGAACTTACCCGCGAATGGCTGGAATTCACCAGCAAGCAAGACGACGACAGCGATACCGCGGACAAAATTAAAGCGATTGAAGACGAATTCAAGCGCCTGAATGTGCGCGGGGTGCTACAGCGTGCGGCGGAAAATGATTGCTACTTTGGCCGGGCTCAAATCTTCATTGAGATTGACGGCGCCGACCGCGGCACCCCGCTAATTTTGGACCCGCGCACGGTCAAGCAAGGAAGCCTAACGCGGGTCGTCCCTGTGGAAGCCATTTGGACCACGCCCGCCGGTTACAACGCCTTGGACCCAGCGGCCCCGGATTTTTACAAGCCGTCCAAATGGTTCATGCTGGGGCAAGAGGTCCATGCTTCCCGCTTGATGACGGTCGTAACCCGTCCACTCCCGGACATTCTCAAGCCCGCTTTTAACTTCGCTGGCATGTCCCTTTCCCAGCTTGCGGAACCCTACGTCGACAACTGGCTCCGCACCCGTCAAAGCGTTGCGGACCTTATCAACAATTTCAGCATTACGGTACTTGCCACGGCAATGGACCAAGTGCTGCAGGGTGACGATGACGGCACGGACCTTTTCGCACGGGCTGACCTTTTCACGGCCACGCGGAGCAATCGCGGCTTGATGCTGCTGGACAAAGAGCGGGAAGAGTTGGTGCAGGTCAACACCCCGTTGTCGGGGCTTCACGAATTGCAGGCGCAAAGCCAAGAACACATGTGCAGCGTGTCACGCATGCCCGCCATTGTCTTGACGGGTATCAGCCCCAGCGGCTTGAACGCTTCCAGCGACGGGGAAATTCGGATTTTTTACGATTGGGTCGCGGCGCAACAGGAAGCCTTTTGGCGCGAACCGCTGGAAGTAATTTTGAAGGTCGTGCAGCTTTCGCTATTCGGGGAAATCGACCCGGATATCGGCTTTACCTTCGTGCCCCTGTACCAAATGACGCCCAAGGAAGAAAGCGAAATCAGGGCGGCCGATGGCGTCACGGATTGCGCCTATGTGGCCGCCGGTATCATTGACCCCAGCGAAGTGCGGGACCGCCTGGCGAAAGACCCGAACAGCGGTTATCAGGGATTGGACACCGACGCCGTTATCGTGCCCCCCACGGAGCCTACGGGCGAAACGGACCCGGCGGCGGCTGGCGACAAGAGCGTAAGCGAAGCGCAACATAAAGCCATGGAAGCCGCGGCGCATGGTCATAGCACCTTGGGGATTCCAGCCAAAGTCGGTAAAGAATATGTCGCCAAAGACGCCTAAAACATTACGGGCAATCCATGCGAACCGCGGGGTCGAAGCGAAATACAGCAAAGCCCTGCAGCGCATGATTGCCGAAATGCACGGGTCGGTCGAATACTGGCTTACGGCCGCCTATCGCAAAGACCCGCCCCGCATGCTGGCGCTGGTCGAACAAGCGCAAGACGCGGCACCCAGCGCCAAAATGAAAAAGGTATTGGACGAACTGGCCCGGCGCTGGATTGCCCGCTTTGACGAATGGGCGCCCAAGATTGCCGACGCCTATTTGCAAGGCATGTTCAAGACTACCGACAGCGCAATGCGCCAGGCGCTCAAGGAAGCGGGGTGGACAGTTGAATTCAAGATGACGCCCGCCGTGCGCGACGCCTTCAATGCGTCACTTGAAGAAAACGTCGGCCTTATCCGGTCCATTCCTGAAAAATATTTGCAACAGGTAGAGGGTAGCGTTATGCGCTCCTACAGCGCCGGGCGCGACCTTGAATCCATGGTGAAGGAATTAAAACAACTTTACCCGGCGGCCAGTCACCGGGCGGAATTGATAGCGCGGGACCAATCGAACAAGGCGAACGCCGTCGTCAACCGTGCGCGGCAAATGGAACTTGGAATTACGGAAGCCGTTTGGATGCACAGCCACGCGGGGAAGAATCCACGCCCTGACCATGTGGCCGCAAATGGAAAACGGTATAACATCGCGGAAGGCTGTAAAATTTCCGGCGAATTTATCCAGCCAGGCGAAGAAATAAATTGCCGCTGCACTAGCCGGGCAATATTGCCAATATAGGGGGCAATCATGTATCCATCAAATCAACCGGGGAACCGGAACAATCGGACCAAGGTCGACAGTGAATTGGGGTCGTTCTATTCGGGCACGCAATTCCGCACGTTCAAGGAAATCACCCTTGCCGCCGGGGCTTCGCTGAATGTCAAAATGGTGCGCCCGCTGGATATCATCATTCGCGGTTTTCAAATGCACGTAAGCGCCGGGGAAATGCGTTGCGAGATTTACCGCGGCGCCACGCCTGGGGGAACTTGGAACGGCACCCTTCCAGTTATTGGAAAATGCGAATTTACCGACAATCCGCTTCCGCTTTATGTCCCGCAATGTTCATTGACGTCGGGCGGCACCTTTAGCGGCGGCACGCTTTATGATTTGATGCACGTTAAGACGGCCGGGGCAACGGGCCAGGCTTCCACAATTGGCGACGAAATGGAAAGCCAGCTTGGAGCCCCAGCCAATAGCACGGGCATTTATAAATTCATGAACCCCGGAAATTCTGACGCCGTCGGCATCTTTGCCATGTGGTGGGAAGAATTGCCTACAAAGTAGATTTGATGCCATAATCTGACTATGCCTATCTTGAGATTAGCTTTTGACCGCACAGCACGCCGGATTGACGCCGACGGGCGTTTGCACGTCGACCGCTCCCATATCTCCAAGGCCACGGTCAACCCCTATTACGGCAAAGAGATTCCGGGCTTTGATGCCCTGGGCCTGCAGCCTGATACGGTTTACCGCTTGCTTCGTGACCCTGTGGAACTTGAGCGCGGGGCCCCGACCTTCGCCCGCCTTCCCATTCTCTCCGAACACGTCCCCGTTACCGTGGATGCGCCCCGCCCCGATTTGGTCGTCGGCGCTATCGGTTCCGAAATAACTTTTTCCGCCCCCTATCTTGACGCTGATTTGTGCGTATGGGACGCGACCGCAATTGCTGGCATTGAAACGGACAAGGTAAGGGAACTTTCTTGCGCTTATCGTTACGTGCCAGTCATGGAGCCCGGCGAATTTGAAGGCCAGGCATACGACGGTCGCATGACGGAAATTCAAGGAAATCACCTAGCGTTAGTTGAGGTCGGCCGCGCTGGGTCTGATGTAGTGGTGGCCGACCGTAACCCTTTCACTTTCAAGGAATCCGCCATGAAGATGACCAAACTGGGCAAGGCCCTTTTTGCGGCATTGTGCGCGGCCTCTCCGGTACTGGCAGCGGATTCCGCTTTGCCTGCACTGGTTGGCCCGGCAACCCGCAAGAATTTCAAGAAGGAAGACGTTAAGGCCAAATTGCTGGCCCTCGACGCCGAACTCGACCCGCAACAACTCGACAACGTAATCGACGCGCTGCTGGACGTGGAACAGGAACCCAAGGCCGTTGAAACGCCGATGGCCGCCGCCGATGAATCCCCCGCCGACAAGCTCCGCAAGTTGCTGGCCGGTAAGGTGGACGAATCGGTAATCAATGAGGCTTGCAATCTGCTGGCCGCACCGGCTCAAGACGCCGAAAAAATGATTAAGGACGGCGAAAAGCCGGTCGACGTCAAAGCGGCAATGGATGGTTTGCGCAAAGACTTGCGCGAAGCCGAAGAGGCCCGCCGTGATGTTCGCGCAATCGTTGGCGACGTCATGGGCATGGATTCAGCGGCCGAAGTCTACGGCTTCACCCTGGACCACATGAAGGTCGACCGCAAGGATGTGGAAGGCGCCCCGGCCCTTCGCGCACTCTTCAAGGTTGCCGCTTCAAAGTCTGCAACCCCGACCCCGCGCATCGCTCAAGATGCTGGCGGCCTGGATAAGCAGTTTCCGGGCGCCGCCCGTTTCCGTAACGCTTAAAAGGAGTCACCACCATGAGCGGCTTTCAAAAAACGGTCAACCTGACTCCCGCCCCCGCGGTAGCTGGTGACTTTGCATCATCCAATCCACGGGCGACCGTGCTGGCTGGCCCTGGCGGCTTTGTTGCGGGGGCGCTTGGCGTCACCGTTGGCAAATTTGCTTGGGTCGATGACGACGGCGTTACTGTCCAAAGTTTCGGCACCGCCACAAAGGCTCCGAACGGCTTTGTTCACCGCGAACAGCAAGCCTTGATTCAAACCTATTTGGCTGAATCGGGCATGAACATTCCGCACGGCTTCCCGGTCACTCTGCACAATCAGGGCGATTTTTGGGCGGTCAATAAAGGCCCGAACGCTTGCGCCGTTGGCGACGCCGTTTATGCGGACTACAGCAACGGGGACGTCTACACCGTTTCGGCACCGACCGGCGCTTCGGCAACCGGCGCAATGGGCGCAACCTTCACCGCTTCGGGCTCCGGCACGAATCTGACGGTTTCCGCGGTTACTGGCGTGCTGACCGTTGGCGAGACTTTGAGCGGCACCGGCATTCCGGCCGGTACGACCATCGTTTCGCAAACCAGCGGCACGACCGGCGGCGCTGGCGTCTATGTCACCAGTGCGGCGACCACAATCTCCGCGGCAACCGGCACCAGCTTCGGCAACACCCTGGTCGTGTCCGCTGTGGCTTCCGGTTCGCTGAAAGTTGGCGACCCTGTGAGCGGCACCGGCATTCCTTCGGGCGCCGTTATCGCTTCGCAAGTGAGCGGCACGGCTGGCGGCGTGGGTACTTACAGGCTGGACCAAAGCGCCACGGCTTACGCCGCGTCGACCACTGTCACCGTTACCGCGGGCGTTGCTGCTACTGGCTGGAAAGCTCAGTCGGTTGCGGCCGTTGGTGAACTCGTCAAAATCTCTACCTGGGGTTAAACCATGAATCCAATCCTTCAAGCACTGATGGAACGCGCCGGGGTCCATTTCATGGGCCAGCCCGGCGTCGACTTCCAAGCCCCTGGCGCCTCGTTGCGCCTGGCACACGATGGCTTTGCGTGCGACGCACAGCCCGCCCTTATCACCACCAGCAATGCCGGTATTCCGGCCTTCCTGACTACCTTCATCGACCCGAAACTGATTGAAATTTTGGTTTCCCCGATGAAGGCGGCCGAAGTTGTCGGCGGCGAAGTCAAAAAGGGCGATTGGACTACTGAAACGGCAATGTTCCCGGTTGTGGAATCCACGGGCGAAACTTCGTCATATGGTGACTACTCCGAAAACGGCGTCGCTGGCGTCAATTCCAACTTCCCGCAACGCCAAAGCTATCACTATCAAGTGATGACGCAATGGGGTGAACGGGAACTTGAACGCGCCGGGCTGGCCCGCATTGATTGGGCAAACCGCATGAACATTGCGTCGATTCTGACCCTGAACAAGTTTCAGAATAAGACGTATTTCTTCGGCGTGTCCGGCCTGCAAAACTATGGTCTGCTGAACGACCCGAACCTGTCCGCTGCCATCGTGCCCACCACGAAGACCGCGGGCGGCACGGGCTGGGCGAATGCCACGGCGCAAGAAATCAATTCGGACGTGCAAAAGCTCTACAAGCAATTGCAAACCCAAGCGGGCGGCCTGGTTGAACTTGATACCAAAATGACCTTGGCAATGTCCCCCATTTCGGAAGTCTATTTGACCAAGACGACCGACTTCAATGTCAACGTGCAGGACATTCTGAAAAAGAATTTCCCCAATTTGACAGTGAAGACCGCGCCGGAGTACACCACGGCGTCCGGGGAACTGGTGCAACTGATCGTGGACGAAGTGGAAGGCCAGCGCACGGCCGACACCGCTTTTACCGAAAAGCTCCGCGCCCACCCAATCGTCGTGCAGTCTTCCAGCTTCAAGCAAAAGAAGTCGCAAGGCACCTGGGGCACCGTGATTTTCCGCCCCGCCTTCATTGCCCAAATGTTGGGCGTGTAAGGAATCAGTAAGTAAGCAATCCGGGGGCTTCGGCCCCTGGGTTTTAATCGCAAACTAGGAGAGTTTGAAAATGGCAAAAATCGTCGTAGTGGGTTGCAAATTGCCCCACGGTATCATCATTCAGCACCCCATGGACCCGACCAAAAAGGTCGAATTGGCGGGCAAAAACAAAGCCCTGATTGTGGGCGCGGACTACGCCACAACCGAAGTCGACGGGGACTTTTGGGAACAATGGGCCGCAGTCAATAAAGAATTTTCGGCCGTCAAATCGGGCGCCATTTTTGTCGCCAAAAGTCTGACGGACGCCGCCGCAATTGCTGGCGAATTCAAGGACCGCAAAACAGGCTTTGAGCCCATGCGTACCGACGGCAAAGACGAACGCGCAAGCGGCGTGAAGCCAGCCGACAAGGACTAAGACCATGACCGCCGTAGTATTCGACCCGGTAGCCTTCAAAGCCCGCTATCCCGAATTTGCGGCGGTTGCCAATGCGACCTTGGGGGCCTACTTCACGGAAGCGGGCCTTTACTTGTCCAATGCGAACAATTCGCCCGTGCGGAACCTGACCCGCCGGGCCATCCTTTTGAACATGCTGACCGCCCACGTCGCCTATATCGGCGGCGCTTTGAGCGCGGACGGCATGCCGCGGCCCGTGGGGCGCCTATCGCAAGCCGGTGAAGGTAGCGTGTCCGCCGCCTTTGAAGGTGCGCCCCCTGGCTCCGCGCAATGGTTCCAGCAATCACAGTACGGCGCCGCATTCTGGCAAGCGACTTCCAGCTTGCGCGGCTTCCGCTACGTTTCCCGGCCTACGGCGTATTGATATGGCCGACCACACTCTCAGCGGTTCCGATGGGGTCATGAAGGCCCTGGAAGCAATCGCCCAACGCATGGGCGGGGGAGAGGTTGCGGTCGGCTTCATGGAAGGCGCCACTTACCCGGACGGCACGCCCGTCGCCGCTGTGGCCTATTGGAATGAGTTTGGAAGCGTGGGGCAACCGGCCCGGCCGTTCTTTCGCCAAATGATTGCCGCGGAGTCTCCCACCTGGCCGGGCAAAATGGCGAAGCTGGCAAAGGGCACGAATTACGACGGCCCCCGCGTGCTGGCGCTGATGGGTGAAGATATCAAAGGTGCATTGCAACAAAGCATAAATGACTTCACGACGCCCGCGCTGGCCGAAAGCACGATTGAAGCCAAAGGCTTTGCCAAACCGCTGATTGACACGTCGCACATGCTCAATTCAATTGCCATTGAGGTATCAGAATAATGGACTTGCGCGGACTCGCTAACGGTGTGACCAGCACCATAAATCCGAATGAAACCGTTACCGTTTTGCGGTCGACGGGTTACACCATTGGCGCCGGAGCCAAACAAGTTCCAGCGTTTGCCGCCCCCGTGACCGGCCCCGCGCAAGTGCAAGCCCTGGACGCGAACGATATCAAGCAACTGGACGGCCTGAATATTCAAGGTACCATCCGGGCAATCTATTTGCGCGGCACCCTGGCGGGCGTCGTGCGGCCGAATCAAACCGGCGGCGATATCGTCAAGCGCAAGAATGAAACGGAATCATGGCTTGTCGTCAAGGTGCTTGAAAGCTGGCCCGATTGGACTAAGGCGGCAATATGCCTTCAAGGTGCGTAATATGACCGGCAAAATTTATTTGATTCGTAATCTGGTCAATGGCAAAGGTTACGTCGGACAAACGGCTATTGGGATTGATAAGAGGTTTGCGAAGCATTCCGAAAACGCCCGTTCCGGCATTGACCTTGCGTTATATCGAGCTATGCGAAAGCATGGAATTGAAAATTTCAACGTCATTGAAGTCGCAACATGCGGTCGGGAATTGCTGGACGATTTGGAAAAGCATTACGTTAAATTTTATGGAACATCGTCAACCAATGGTCACGGGTATAACATGACAGACGGTGGCGATTCTGCGCGTCGCGCAAAAGGTTCGCGCAACTCCGAAGAGAGCAAAACCAAAAATTCAGCGGCGCATAAAGGTATGAAGCGCCTCCCGCGTTCGGAAGACTATCGCGCCAAACAGTCCGCCGCACAATCTGGCAAAAAACTTTCTGACGATACGAAAATCAAAATTTCGGCCAAACTAAAAGGGCAGAAAAAGCCCCCGCGTTCGGAAGAACATAAAGCCAACATGGCGGCCGCGAAAAAGGGTCAAGGTAAAGACAAACCGTGGTCGGAAGCCCGCCGATTAGCACATAAAGGGGCCGCATGATGTACACCGCCAGCATTTCGGTCGAGCAAGTCATTGATGCCCTGGTGGCATTCCTTGCACCTTTCATGCCTGGGGCGCAAATCGTCCGCGCACAGGTCAACCGGGTGGCCTTGCCGTCAAATCCTTGCGCTGTGCTTACGGAACTTTTGCAAGTTGATTTGAGCGTACCGGCCACGGAATACCAGCCGCCGGTCGCCCCGGCGCCAGCCATTGGGACCGCCACAATCTACGGCCCGTCGCGCATCGACGTGCAAATTGACTTTTACGGGGCGCAAGCTGGTGAGTTTTGCAAGACCGTAAAAACCGCGTTCCGGTCGCATTGGGGGTTTGCCCATTTCCCCGCGAACATTAAGCCGCTGTACACGTCCGACGGCGTTCAATCGCCCCTCTTAACCGGGGAACAGCAATATGAAAGCCGATGGACGCTTACGGCATCAATGCAATACAATCCAACTGTTACGGTTCCGCAGGAATTTGCCGAACAGGCTTATCCAGCTTTGGTTATTCCGGCGGACGTGTGATTATGCGGATTACCACTTATTTCATGAGGTGAACAAATGACTATCCCGGCAAGCGACATTGTTGTTGTCAATCCCGGCGTCGTTGGTTCCGGCGGTAATCCGCTGGCCCTAAACGGCGTCATTCTCTCCAAAAATACTTTGCTCCCGACCGGGGCTGTGCGTTCATTCGCCAGTGCTGACGCCGTGAGTGCGTTTTTTGGCCCGTCTTCCACGGAATACGCCCTTGCCCAAACTTACTTTTTGGGCTTTGACAATTCCACGATCAAACCGGGCACGCTGTATTTCGCCCCGTTTGTGGAAGCCGACCGCGGCGCCTGGTTGCAATCCGGCTCCCTGTCCGGCATGACCCTGGCGCAACTGCAAGCCCTTTCCGGCGTGCTGACTGTGACCGTCGACGGCACGGCCTTTACGTCTTCAAGCATCAACCTCGCAACGGCAACCAGTTTCAGCAATGCGGCGACGATGATTGCCGCGGCCTTCACTGGCACCGGCAAACCGACTTGCGCCTGGAATGCGGTCAACAGTACCTTCACGCTAAATAGCGTCACGACCGGCGCATCCTCGACAATCGGCTATGCAACCGGCACCCTGTCCGCGGGCCTCAAGCTGACCAGCGCGACCGGCGCCATCCTGTCCCAAGGTGACATTGCGGACACCCCGGCCACGGCCATGGATGCGGTCAAGGCGGCGACTCAGAATTGGGTCGACTTCATGACGATTTGGGAACCCTTGCTTGCCGACAAAGAACTCTTTGCCGAATGGGCGAACGCGCAAAATCAGCGTTACATGTACGTTTGCTGGGACACGGACGCGCAAGCAATCGTCAACGGTTCGACTACCTGTTTCGGTGCGGTTGCCAAGTCCCTGGGCTACGACGGCGTCGTGCCGGTTTACAACACTGTGACCCTGGCCGCGTTCATGCTGGGCACCGTGGCGTCGATTGACTTTAGCCGCCTGAATGGCCGCATCACTTCGGCTTTCAAATCGCAAAGCGGATTCGTGCCCACTGTGACCGACCAGCAAATCGCCGCCAATCTGCTGGCGAACGGCTACAGCTTTTACGGCTCCTATGCGACCGCAAACGATCAATTCAATTTCCTTTACAACGGCCAAATGTCCGGCAAGTGGAAATGGGTTGATACCTTTGTCGACCAAGTCTATTTGAACAGTCAATTCCAATTGGCCTTGCTTTCGCTGCTGACCAGCGTTAAGTCGATTCCTTACAACGAATCCGGCTATTCGCTGATTCGTGCGGCCATGATCGACCCAATTTCCGCCGGTATCAACTTTGGCAGCATTCGCACCGGCATTACCATGTCGGCATCGCAAAAAGCCCAAGTGAATCAGGCCGCCGGTTTGGACGTGTCGACCATCATTGAGCAACAAGGCTATTACCTGCAAATTCTCGACCCTGGTGCGCAAGTGCGCGGCAATCGCGGGACGCCGGTAATCAACTTTTGGTACACCGACGGCGGCGCGGTCCAAAAGATCAACGTCGCATCTATTGACATCATGTAAGGAACAATCATGGTTGATACCACAATCACCAGCGCGAACAGCGTTTTTACCATCGTGGTCGCGGGCTTGTTCCCGGCCCCGGTGCAGCTTCGCGGCTACGCCAGCGACAAGGCTTTCACCACGGAAGCTATTGACCTGGCCGAAGTCCAAATGGGCGTCGACGGCCGCATGACTGCCGGTTTCATTCCGAACCCGACGAAGCAAACCGTTACGCTGCAGGCTGATAGCCCCAGCAAGGACATTTTCACCGCACTGATTCAGGCAATGAAGACGGCGCGGGAAGTGTTCTACATTTCCGGTTCAATCGCGTTACCTTCGACCGGCGAATCTTTCACGCTGACCCGCGGCATTCTCACGAATGCAAAGCAAATCCCGGACGCGCAAAAAGTCTTGCAGCCCGTGGATTACGTCATTACCTGGGAAAGCGTGAACCGTTCGCTGCTGTAACAGGCGCACCAGTTAGCCCCCGGCAAGGCCAACAAAGCCGCTTTGCCCTCTCCCGAAGCACGCCGGGGGCACCTTAACACCACGGGAGAGGAATCACGATACGGAGAGGTATCACAATGGCACGCACGACAGCAAATTACACCATTCAAGACGAAGGCCGCGACCACGGTAAGGTTTTCGTTTTAACCGAACTACCCGCCAGCCGGGCGGAATCTTGGGCAATGCGGGCGCTCCTGGCCCTCATGTCAAGCGGCGTCGAAGTCCCGGAAGGGTTTGACCGCATGGGCATGGCTGGCATGGCGGAAGTCGGCATTCGCGCCCTGTCCGGCCTCAAATGGGAAGTCGCGGAGCCATTGCTTGCGGAAATGTGGTCTTGCGTGCAAATCATGCCGGACCCCAGCAAACCGCACATTGTCCGAAATCTGATTGAAGAGGACATTGAAGAAATTTCGACCCGCGTGAAGATTCGCGCCGAAGTGTGGAAATTGCACACGGGTTTTTTGAAGGCCGTCGCCCCCTCAATCTCCGAAGGCTCCCCGGCGGCGGCCCGCAAAAAGGGTTCGCGGAATACTTGAACCTTTCGGCCGTTATTGGCACGTTGCTTTCCAAACGCATGGCGACGCTGCACGAATTGGATACGGTTTATGGGGTGCAAGACGTCTACGATATGCTGGAAGTCATAACAGTAGATGACTACAATAACGCTTTGGCGAACCGGGAATAATCCACATGGCTACAATCATCGACAGCTTGCTTGTAAAACTTGGGCTAGATTCTTCGGAATTTAGCGCGGGGAAGAACAAGGTCGACAAGGGCCTCAAGGATACCGGCGCCGAAGCCGATAAAGCCGGGGCGAAGCTCAAAAAATCGGGCAAGGACGGCGCCGAAGGTTTCGAGAATGTAGCCAAGAGCGCGACCAAATTCCTGGCAATCATTGGCGGCACCATGGCCGTTAAGCGGTTCATTGAACAAACCGTCGAATCGTCCGCCGCCCTCGACCGTCTTTCGCAAAATCTAAGTGCCAACGTGGCGACCGTGTCCGCCTGGTCCAATGCGGCCGAACTTGCCGGGGGTTCCGCGTCCGGGCTCCAAGGCACCATGGATATGCTCAGTAAGTCACAAACGGAATTGCAGCTTACCGGGCAAAGCGGCCTTATTCCCTATTTCTCCGCGCTGGGCTTGAGCCTGGCGGACACTCAAGGGAAAGCCAAACCCGTCAACGACCTGCTGCTGGAACTGTCTGACCGTTTCAGCAAAATGGACCGCACCACGGCCAACAATATGGGCCGCATGATGGGCCTTGACCAAGGGACAATGCAACTTTTGCTAAAGGGGCGTTCCGAAGTTGAATTGATGATTAAGCGGCAAAAGGAATTTGGCGCCGTCACGAAGCAACAGGCCGAAGAATCTAGCCGCCTCAAATTGGCAATGACTGACAGCCGCCAAAGTTTTGAAGCCTTCGGGCGCGAACTTTTGTCGGCCGCAACCCCAGCCATTGAAAAGCTCTTTTCCATCATGGCCGATTTTGGCGCATGGATGCGGGAAAACAAGGAATTCGTCAACGCCTTCCTGACCATCATTGCGGTCGGCCTGGGTGCGATTGCCGCGGCAACCATCCCGATTAACCTGACTGTGGCCGCCGTCACCGGCCTGGCCGCGGCAATCGCATTGCTATATCAGGATTACCAGACATGGAAGCGCGGCGGGGAAAGTTTCATTGACTGGTCGAAATGGGAGCCCGGATTTAAAGCCGCTGGCGCCGGTATCCGCTGGCTCAAGGACTTGTTAAGCGACTTGGTTTATCGGGCGATTGCTGGCGCCGACGTCCTGTCCGCCGTGTGGAATCGTGATTGGGATAGGGTCAAATTTGCAGCGGGGGAATTCATGAACGGAACCGGCAAGACTTACGGCGAATCCCCGCCCCCTGCACCACCCGCCACGGCTCCCATGGCTTCGGCTGGGGGTAAGGGTGCGTCGAACCAAGAGCAAGCCGCCATGGCCTATTTTCAGGCCCAAGGCTGGTCGCGTGAGCAAGCGGCCGGACTGGCGGCCAATATCAAACGAGAATCGGCTTTTAACGCCGGGGCCGTGGGTGACAGCGGCAAGGCATACGGCATTGCACAATGGCACCCTGACCGGCAAGCCGAATTCCAAAAGAAGTTTGGCAAACCCATTCAAGGGTCGACGCTTGAAGAGCAAATGGCTTTCATGCACTACGAATTGACCCAAGGTAATGAGCGTGCCGCCGGGGCCAAATTGCGCGGAACAAGTAGCGCCGCCGAAGCCGCCGCCGCGGTATCTATGCACTACGAACGCCCGGCCGACAGCGCGGGCGAAGCGGCGAAGCGCGGACAAATGGCCCTTGCCATGCTTGGGGGCGTGCCTGGGGCCTCTCAGGCGGCCGCCGGGGCTGGTGCTGGTCAAGTTGCCCAAGGCAATCTTGCGGGCGCCCCTGGGGCCGGTAATCGAAGCGTTGAAACCCACATTGGAGAGGTCAAAGTTTATTCAGCGGCCACGGATGCGAACGGCATCGCCAAAGACATGGGCAAGTCGCTGGATTACCTTTTCACATCGCAAGCAAATTACGGGTTGAATTGATATGGCGCTTATCCCATTCCCTGACGTGCCCAAATTGCCAGGCGTACCGGCGTTGCCACGTTCGCCCAATTTCCCGCCGTCCCTACGTGCTGGCCTGGGATTGCTGCAGGGCATGCTATGGCGCATTTTCCAAGTGCAAACCCGCTGGGGAATTTTCGACAGCAAGGGCAAGCCCCTGGGCGACCCGGCCAAATTTTCGGGCCTCATTGGTAACGCTTTGGACGCGGCCGGGCTGGGTTCTACCTTATCGACCGGGGCCGTTGATTACTCCAAAGAAACCCGCGTAAGCGACTTCCCGCTTGAGCGTGGCAGCTTCGCCAGCTACAACAAGGTCGAAACGCCAGCGTCGCCCGTGGTTACGCTGTGCCTAACTGGCAGCGAAAAGAACCGCCGCACATTTTTGGAAGCCATCGACACCGCTTGCAAATCGACGGACCTTTACAGCGTGGTAACGCCGGAAGTGACTTACATCAATTACAGCGTCGAACGGTACAACTATCAGCGCCGGAGCAACAAGGGCGCGACCCTGCTGATTGTGGAAATCACCTTGAAAGAAATCCGCCAGGTTTCGGCCTCTTATTCCCAATCGAACAAGGGACAAGTCGACAAGCCAAAAGACGCCAGCGCAACGCCGCAAGCTGACAATGGTAAGGTGCAGGCGCAAACGCCGAACGCTTCCACGCTCAAGAGCCTGGCGGACAAAGTGCCCGCCCTAGCTGATAAGGCCGGGGCATACCTTCAAGGATTGGTGAACTGATGCAAAGCGTACCTTTACAGCCTATCCCGTCCCAATCGACCAAAGTTGTTTTGGGCGGCCAGAATTGCCAGCTTTTGATTAACCAAAAGCCGCAAGGGATTTTTGTCGACATGAATGCGGACGGCGTGGATATCGTCACCAGTGTTATTGCCCGCGACGCCGTTCCGCTGGTTTGCCGCGAATATACCGGCTTTGCCGGGAACTTGCTTTTTATTGACACCCAAGGCAGCGACGACCCGTCTTATGCCGGATTGGGCGACCGCTTTTCTTTGGTCTATTTGACGGCGGAAGAATATGCCCTCATTTAGCAACAAGAAACAATTGCGCTTTGTCATTACGCTAGGAACTGGCAAATTCGGTTCAAGCAACAATGACCAAATTACGCTGCAGGGCTTCCGCGCAATCGCTGATATCGACAAAGCTGGCGGCATGATGATGGGCACGCTACGCGCTAAAATTTTTGGCGTGAAGCAAGTCGACATGAACAGTGTTACGACGCTGCAATGGAAGCCCGGCACACTGATTCCCAACACCGTGGAAGTGTTCGCCATCGACGGGGCCGCGGAAACGCTGGTATTCGCCGGGAACATCGTCAACGCCTGGGCTGATTACCAAAGCATGCCGGACGTGTATTTGCACATTCAGGCGCAATCTGCATTTTTCAACGCTTTGAAGGCAATCCCGCCGCGGAGTTTCAAAGGCCGCGTCGACGTGGCTTCGGTCATGGCGCAAATTGCCCGCGACCTGGGCTACACCTTTGAAAATAACGGCGTCACCACGCAATTGACCGACGTTTATTTGCCCAATACCGGCATGGAACAGGCCAAAGACCTTGCGCGGGCCGCCGGGTGCGACCTGTATCTTGACGACAAGATTTTGGCAATCACGCCGCCGAATGTTCCGCGCAAAGTAATCATTCCGCTGATATCGCCAGCGTCCGGCCTGGTTGGTTATCCGACGTTTGACGGCGTGGGCGTCAATTTTCAAACCCTATTCAATCCGGCCGTAACCTTCGGCGGTTCCGTCAAATTGGAAACTGACGTGCAACAGGCGGCCGGGGAATGGGTTGTTACTTCGGTCGGCCATAGGCTGGAATCAGAAAAGCCGGGCGGCGCCTGGTTCTCTTCGATTCGTGGCAATTCGGTCGGTCTTGCCGTGGTGAGGTGAAATCATGGCGTACAAAGACCAAGATAAAAAGAAGGCCAATGCCAAAAAGCATAACGCCAAATATTACGCAAATCGGACGCCCGAACAAAAATTAGTCGATTTGGAACGTGCGCGGGCGTATGGGTTGAAAAATAAGGCCGCACAATCAGCATTAAAACGTAACTGGCGATTAAAAACTAAGTATGGAATTACCGTCGAAGAATATGATTTGATGCTCGAATCACAAAACAATTCATGCGCTATTTGCAAAACAACTAATCCGGGAAGCCCGGCGGGTTGGCATATCGACCATTGTCATGCAACCGGGAAGGTTCGCGGAATTTTGTGCACCTGCTGTAATGTAATGCTGGGCCTTGCCAAAGACAATGAATACACACTTTTTGAGGCAATGGCCTATTTGCTGACACATAGAGGGGCACCCAATGTCGGACGCTAACGGCATCCCAAGCGGGCAATTGAAGCCTTCCAGCACTTGGGGGGAATTCAACAATATCGCCTTTATGGTGCAGCAAGCATTGTCGAAGATGCAAACCGCGACCCTTGTCCGCGTGGAATCTTGCACGAACGCCGGGGCACTGTCCCCGGTAGGCTTTGTCGACGTCACGCCCCTGGTCAACCAATTGGACGGCCAGGGCAACCCGACGCCCCATGTGACCATTTACAATGTCCCATATTTGCGGCTGCAGGGCGGCGCCAATGGCATCATCATGGACCCGCAAAAAGGGGATATTGGCGTTTGCGTTTTCGCTTCCCGTGATATTTCCAAGATCAAGGCGACCAAGAAACAAGGCAATCCGGGCAGCTTCCGGCAATACAGCTTTTCCGACGGCATGTACCTGGGCGGCATGCTTAACGGCACCCCGACGCAATATGTCCAATTCAGCGCCGCGGGCATCAAGATTCATTCCCCGGTCGCCGTAGTGCTGGACGCTCCCGATATCCAATTGAACGCGGCCACCGTGGAAATTAACGGCACCACGTCGACCACGGTCACGACCCCAACATTCACGGTCAACGGCGCCACGGTCCTAAACGGCACCATTTCCCAAACTGGCGGGGGTGCGGCGCAATTCTCCGGCTCCATGGACGTGACGGGCGACGTGACAGCACAGGGCACAAGCGTTCATAATCATACCCATTCGGGCGTGCAGCCTGGCGGCGGCAACAGCGGACCCCCAACATGACGCAATACAACACACTTTTACTAGATCAATCCGCATGGGATTTGGTCATTGACAGCGCCGGAAATATCGCAATGGCGACGCCCCCTTACGCCCTGGCGCAAGACGTTGCCAGCGCCGTGCGCTTGTTCCTGGGTGAATTGTGGTATGCGACGACCAAGGGCATTCCGTATTTTGAGGACGTTCTAGGTCACTTGCCGCCCGCGTCCCTGCTGACCGGCTATATTGAAAAGGCGGCCTTGACGGTCCCCGGCGTCGTGACTGCTCAATGTATAATTTCGGCATTCGACGCCCGCGAAATTACCGGACAAATTCAGTTTATTGACGAAACAGGAACCGCCAACGGCGTGACCTTCTAAGGGGCAATGATGGCATCCAGCGCAGTACCAAAAATTCAATTTACGGCCGCTGGTTTGGTCATTCCGGCGGAAACTGACGTATTGGCGGGCGTGCAGGCCGACATGAATGCGGCATTCGGTGGCGGGCTGAATCCGGCGCTTGAGACTCCGCAAGGGCAACTTGCTTCAAGCCAGGCCGCCGTTATTGCTGACAAAAATAACGAAATCGCAACTTTCGTAAATCAAGTCGACCCCCAATATTCCGCCGACCGTTTTCAGGACGCAATCGGGCGTATTTACTTTCTGACCCGCAAGCCAGCCACGCCGACCGCCGTGACGGCCACGCTTACCGGCCTGGCGGGCACGGTCATTCCCGCGGGAACTTTGGCCCAAGACACCAGCGGGAACACTTACGCCGCTTCCGGCGCCGCAACAATTGGCCCCACTGGCTCCATCGACGCCGAATTCCAAAATATTGAAAATGGCCCCATTCCATGCGCGGCCGGAACCTTGACCCAAGTTTATCAAGCCGTGCCGGGCTGGGACGCAATCACGAACGCGGCCGACGGCACCATGGGCCAGGACGTTGAAAGCCGGGCCGACTTTGAATACCGCCGGAAGAATTCGGTCGCATTGAACGGCAAGGGGACACCGACCGCCATTTACGCGGAAGTGTTCGTCTTAACTGACGTGCTCGACGTTTATGTCAAGGACAACCCCAGCGGCGACACGGTCCTGACGGGAAGCACCAATTATCCTTTGCTTCCGCATTCGGTCTATGTGGCCGTCGTGGGCGGCACCGACGCGGACATTGCCGCCGCAATCTGGCGCAAAAAAGACGTGGGATGTGATTACAACGGCAACACGTCCGTCGTGGTGACTGACGACAGCGGGTACAACTACCCACAACCGACCTATACCGTGAAATTTGAGCGCCCCGCGGCCCTTCCCGTCAAGTTTGCCGTGCAATTGGTCAATGACGTAAGTTTGCCGTCCAACATCGCGCAACTTGTTCAAGATGCCATCATTGCGCGGTTTAACGGGGCCGACGGCACCACGCGGGAGCGCATGGGGTCTTTGATACTTGCCAGCCGATACTATGGCGCCGTCGTGAGCGTGGCCCCTAACGTGTCCCTTATCAGCGTTTTGATTGGCACCAGCACGCCAACATTGAGCCAGGTTGCCGTCGGCATTGACCAAAAGCCGACCTTGAGTGTTGCTGATATTTCCGTTACGCTGGTTTGACCATGATTAACGTCGAAGAAACCATAATCAGCCAATACGGCAACAGCGCCACAATCACGCAATTGGTTCGCAATATGGACCAATATATTGACCCGCGGGCGGACTTCGACACGTTTTACAATTTTGTTTGGAATGTGGAAACCGCGCAAGGTTTCGGCCTGGACATTTGGGGTCGCATCGTCAACATTGTGCGAACCCTACTCATTCCGCCGCCAATCTTAAACTTCGGTTTCAATGAGGCCGGGTCGCAAGCAAAGCCGTTTAACGAAGCGCCATTTTACGATGGCGTTCCGCCAGCATCCGAAACTTACTTTTTGTCCGACGACGCCTATCGCAAGTTAATTTTGGTTAAGGCGCTGGCGAATATTTCAGCCACGAATGCACCGACCCTAAATCAACTTTTGCAAAATTTGTTTGGCGACCGCGGCCGTTGCTATGTCAATGACATGGGCGGCATGGCGTTACGCTACACCTTTGAATTTGACCTTACGACCTACGAATTTGCTATTATTACGCAATCGGGAGCCTTGCCGCGTCCGGCTGGGGTTGCGTCGTCAATGTTCAACAGCGCATTGCCTCTTTTTGGATTCTCGGAAGCTGGCCCGTCGGCCGCACCATTTGGGCAAGGCGTTTTTATTCCACAAGGGGCAATCAATGCAACTATCTAACATTCCCGGCAAACTGGTTTTGCCCTTCGCAAATGGTGGCGGAAAAAGCACCATTCCGGTCGCGTCACAAATTGGCATTACTGCTGGCGCCGCATCCCTTACGGACGGATTCCCGCCCCTGACTCGCACCCCGATTGCGGCGGGCGGTGTACCACCTTCCGGCCTGGACATGAACGGCATTCTTTACGAAATGTCAGCAATCATCCGTTGGGCCAATGCAGGCGGCGGCTATCCGTTCGACGGAACTTTTGCCGCTGATACCAATGTCGGCGGCTATCCGAAGGGCGCCCGAATCATGCGTACCGACGGCACAGGCTATTGGTTCAACACCGTCGAAAACAATGTGACCGACCCGGAAGGTGCAGGGGCGGCCGCGGCCGGATGGGTTCCCGACTATACCAACGGCGCCGCAAGCGTCCCAATGGCAAGCGCAAGCGTTACCCTAACACCTTCGCAATACGGCAAGCCGGTAATTGTTATTACCGGAACGCTTACCGCCAATTTGAATTTGATATTCCCCGCGATTGTTGGGGAATGGAGCATTTTAAATAACACGACCGGCGGCTACACCGTAACGGGTAAAACTGCAACAGGCGTCGGCGTTCCGTTGCAACCAGTCGACCGCATTGTTTGTGACGGCACCGACATGCATTCCAATTCGGCGCAACTCATGGCCGCAATAGGCGCAGGGCTCGTCGGGTTTTCTCAAGCAAGTACCTACCCGCAAGGCTCAGTCGGCTTGTCCTTAAAAGGCGTCGTGAGCGTCAAAGATGCGCCTTATAACGCCAAAGGTGATGGCACCACGGACGACACTACCGCAATTCAAGCCGCAATCAACGCGGTCGTCGCTTCGGGTGGCGGTGAGGTTTATTTTCCGCGTGGAACCTACAAAATAACAACCGCGCTTGTCATGGATACCGGTTCATATTTGGTCGGAATTGCTTTGCGGGGAACCGGGCGAAATTCAATCATTTCTCAAACCGGCGTTGGCGAAGATGCAATTAAATTTTCGACAACTCAGTTTTTGCAAAATAGCTATATCCGCGATATGCAAATCAACACGTCGGCCACATCGGGCCACGTTATCAATATCGTTTATGGCTGTACTTGCTGCTATTTTGACAATTTGGAATTGAATGTCGGTAATACCGGCAAATCAATTTTTTATGCCGACTTTACAACTTTCGGCGGCGGAATTTACGACGTCAAATGGCGCGGCGGTTCTTGGTATTGCCAGGCTGGTGCGACTGTTCCTGGCTTTAGAGTTATCGCAAAAGGTACGATTTTCAATGAGAACGTGTTTGAAAACTTGCGCCTTTATAACGCCACGGGTGCGCAATTCTTCAAGATTACAACCGTAACGACCGGGTCGGTATGGCTGACAAATAACACTTGGAAGAATATCAATTTTGAGGTTTGCAAAGGCGGCGGCTTTTATGTGGATTCTCTAAATAGCTGCAAATTTGAAAATATTTCATTTTGGGATGCTGGCGGTGCATATACCGGCAACCTAATGGACTTTCAAGCGGGCGCCGGTTACGAAACATCCGCGTGTGTAATTATCAACGTCGGTCGCCGCGGTGACACATTGACGGCAGGCATTAGGGATATCAACCTTGCCAGCGGTCAAGATACGGTAATTATCAATGCTTACACACAAGCGGGCGACTCCCCGTCCTATGACTTTCATAGCAAGCGCGTTACGCTTATCGGTCGGCTTCATAACTTGCTTAATGCCTCAAACGTGTTAAGCATTCTTCCCGATATTTCTAAAATCCCGCTTCTTTATTCAAATGATGTTTACGGCGACACTCTCCATGTCGGCGGAAACAGTGTTGCTGAAAGTGGTCGCATTTTATATGCAAGTGGATATTTGCAAATTATCTCATTGGCAAATAGCTCTGCTTTAATATTGGAATGCAAGACCGTTGGGGGCGCATCACAAAAAATTATTTTTGATAGTGGTGCATTTTGGCCGCTTACAGATAACGCCGTTTCCTTGGGAACTACGGGGCAACGGTGGACGCAACTCTTTGCGGCGACAGCAACAATCAACACGTCGGACGAAAACGAAAAACAGCAAATTGCGGCCATTCCCGCAAAAGTGCTTAATGCCTGGGGTAAAGTAAATTATTGCCAATTCAAGTTCAATGATGCAGTCGAACAAAGAGGGAAAGCCGCCCGCTTGCATATCGGCGTAATTGCTCAGAAAGTCAAAGCCGCTTTTGAATCCGAAGGAATCGACCCGTTTGCGTATGGCATCCTTTGTCATGATGAATGGGACGCCGCCGACGCGGTGCTTGATGAATCCGGGGTCGAAATTATCCCGGCCAGGGAAAAGGGCAGTCGCTACGGCGTCCGTTATGAAGAGGCTTTGGCCTTGGAATGTGCATACCTTCGCAGTAAGGTAGGTGTGTAATGGACAATCAACAACTTTTTAACGTGCTTTTTGCAATCGTCGGCGTGCTGGGTGGCTGGTGGATGAAGGCCATGTGGGAAGCCGTTAAAGACCTGGAAAAAGCCGACAAGGTGCTTAGTTCCCAAGTTGGCGACTTGAAAGTCTTGGTCGCTGGCGGGTATGTCCGAACGGAGCAATTCGACGGCCTATCGAAAGCCATATTTGCCAAACTCGACCGCATTGAAGACAAACTAGACGGGAAGGCCGACAAATGAGCTATGCACTTGGGAACCGCTCCCGGCAACGCCTTCAAGGTGTGCATGCTGATTTGGTCAAAGTGGTAGAGCGTGCCATTCAAATCACGCCGGTCGACTTCACGGTCTTGGAAGGGTTGCGCACCATCCAGCGCCAGCAAGAGCTATTGAAGTCCGGCGCAACGACCACGCTCAAGAGTAGGCACCTTACCGGCCATGCGGTTGATTTGGGCGCATTCGTGGGCGGGGAAGTGCGTTGGGATTGGCCGCTTTATTACAAGATCGCCGCGGCCGTCAAACAGGCGGCAAAGGAAGTCGGCGTGCCCATTGAATGGGGCGGCGATTGGAAGAGCTTTAAGGACGGCCCGCATTATCAACTTCCTTGGAAGGATTACCCGTGAAACCCTGGTATCAATCGAAAACCATCATTGTCAACGCTATCGTGGCCGCCCTGGTGGCCCTTGAAGCTGGCACCGGGCTTTTGCAAGCCTATTTGCCCGGCAACTTTTACACCATCATTGCCGTCGGTCTTCCCGTGGTCAACGCGATTTTGCGCGTAGTCACCACCACGGCACTGACATCTAGCAAAGAGGCTTGACCATGTGGAAGATGATTGTCGGCAATCCCTGGGCGCTGGCGGCCCTCTTTGCGCTTGGGCTGGCCTTTGGTGGCTCCGGGGCATGGTGGGTGCAGGGGCAACGCCTGGCGGCCACACAAGCGCGGTTTGACGGCTTCGTCGGCACGGTGAAGGCCGAAGGGGACGCCGCAAAGAAGCTGGCCGAAGCGAAAGCGGCCGAAGACAAACGAATAAAGGAGAATTCCGACCATGAATATCAAATTACTTTGGCTGGTTTGCGTGCTGACAATAAGCGGTTGCGCGACGCCCGTGCCGGTAGCCGTATCGTGCCCGCCGCCCCCGCCGGTTCCCGAAGTCCTGGCCTTGCCTGTTTCGACCGGGCCGAGCTTGAGCAAGCGTTACAGCGATTTGATGCAGGAATTGCGGGACTCTTTGACGAAGGCGACACGGACGCCGTAGGGCTCAACGTGGCACGCTCTTGGGCGGCAAGCATTCGCGCCGGTATGTCCCCTGATAGTCCGGCCAGTGTCCGGCCTTGACCATGTCGCAGTATTGAGCCTGGGCGACCTTTTCGTCTTCATAGTCCATGTGACCAACGAAACCGAAGGCGGCCAGCACCAGCAACATTGCGGCCGGGATTGTGATTTGTTTTTTCATGGTTCCATCCTGTCCAAAAATAAACGGTAAGCGGCTTGCATGCCTGCACTGTGGCCGCCGTGGGCCTGGTAAGTCTTGACCATTTCGACGGCCACATCATCCGGGAGCTTGACGGGAAGCCGGGCCGGTTCGTTGGGTTTGCTTTCAAACTTCACAGCATCCTTGACCGCTTTAAGGCGCCGGTCAACCTTGCGGCATTCCGGCGGCTCCGGGTCGTTGACGTCCCAATTGAGCCCGCGCGGGGCGCAAATCATTTGGTCGCCGTACTGGCGTGCCTGGCAATTGTGGCGCTTCATTGTTGATCGTCCCGCGGGTTGATTCGGAAGATTTGCGCAACAGCGACGCCCGCCAGCAACCAAAGAAGCAAGAGGGCGCCGACGGTCATTTCTTTTGCTCCAATTTCCAAGCCTTATACCACGGGGCCATGTAAATGGCGGAACGGGTCAAACCAACTTTGGCGGCAGCGGCATAGGGCGTAACGCCCTGTTCCGTTACCATTTTGCAGGCTTTGACCATTGCGGCGGATTCGCGGGCGGCCATTATTCAGACCCCAGCAATTCGGTAAGGCCCTGCAGCGTGTGCGTGGCTTTCTTGATATCCAGCATACCCCCCTTGTCTTGCTCCCGCGCTAGATACGCAATTGCTGTACCCTTCATGTACCCGCGGAACTCTTCGGGCGTGAGCCAGCGCCGCAAGACTTCCCACGGCTGATAGTCCCCCAGCTTTTTGTAATGGTCCCCACCCTCTTGAATATCCAGCACCGACACGGCTTCGGGTGCGTCAACCTCAAAGATTACGGCAATTTCCGAAGTCTTCGCGTAGCCCCGGCCGCTGGCGCCTTGGTAATGGGTTTCTTTTGCGTTCGACGCACTGACAATAAACACGGCGCCGGACTCCCGGTCGACCAATTTCGTTCCATTTTTGTAAATCACTTCAAGCCCCTTGTTTTGACAAAATCCCGCGCATTCCCCTTCCGGGTAATTGCAACCGCTTGCGCCATGCGTGCAAGTCATTTGGCGCACTCCTTAACGATAAATTCCCGCGCCACTTCATAGGCCGCACCTTCCCACGGTTTGCGCATCCCCGTAGCCTGCAGCCTGATTGCGATAACTTCGACGCCCCTGTGAGCGACCGCCCGGTCATGTTTGGCGACCATCATGTCCCCCAAATAATCGACAGCGTAATGCAAGCGATTGGCCGACGGCCACATGGCGTCGAGAGTGGCCCGCAAATAGGCTTCATAAGCCAGCATGCCGCCAAGTTGGCAAGGGTTCGCGCTGGCCTGCTGTGGGGCCGCCACGGGCTCCCGTTGCACTTGGACAGGGCAAGGGCCTTCCGTACCGTCCGCGGCGATTCTGACGCATGCGGCATGCGCCCCCGTGGCCGCCAATGTGGCAACAATCACCACGGCCGCAAGCGCCGCCCAAAAATGCCACTTGGGCACCCAGCGCGGGCCGCAAGTACAATTCCGCCCCTGGTTGCAATTTTGATTGCACATGGTCATTTCTCCTTTTTCGGGTTAAGTATCTGGTCCAATTCTTCCCGCCCGTAGGCGGCGGCGTTTGCCACTTGTTGCCCAAGTTCGCTAAGTTCTTTGGCTATCGCGTGGGCTTCCGCCTTGTTGTCGCCCCGGAGCTTTTCGCCAAGTTCAAAGACCCGGTCGGCCAACTTTTCTAAAAAATCCTCTTCCGGGTATTGGGCGATTGCTTCCGATACGCGGGCTTCAATCGTGTCGACTTCGGGGCGTTCGGCCAATTCGTCCGCCAGGCGTTCGCAACGGGCAATAAGTTCCAATTCGACCGGCGTCCGCATAATTGCCGGTTCGCACTCAAGCGACCGGATTAAGTGGTCGTCGTCCATTGACGCCATAAGGCCGGGATGCAAAATTAGCATGGCTTTACGCTGATGCGGCGGGCACCCGGGAAGCGTTCGGCGGCATCAATGACCGCGTCGACGCTGGATGCGAAGAGACCGAAATACTCTTCGCCATCTACAGTAATCTTAAATTCAATCATTAGCATCACTCCTAAATTGATAGCTACCCGCGCTTATGTGGCGGGGCCGGTGGGTTATTTGTTATGCGAAACGGGCTTGAATTTCGCAACCGTGGAATTCCGCGGCGTGACGCTGGGCGGCCACAAGGGTTCGATGCATGCGCGTACCTTCGATGTACACCCAGCGCCCGTTAACTTTATGGTAAATGTCAATCAGTTCAAACATGAAATCCTCCGGTTGTTGATGGGCTGATTGTAGATCAATAATTTACCTACGTCAACGCATAGAACCCGATATCTTTTAACATGCCTTCGGCCTTGGACGTGTACCACGCATAGTCGATATCATCCGGCAATTGGTCCGGTAAGTTCATGCACGGACGGGCGCCGTAGGATAGCGACACGGTGTTACCGTTGCTGGCATAGACAATAGGGCCGGGCGCCTGGGTGCTGTAATACCAGCGCACCACCTTGCCCAAGTATTCCGGCGTTTGGGGATGGAAGCATGCGCCGTATGCTGTGGTCGCGTCCGTCACACTGTCGCCCTTGCGCCACTTGCGGCCCTCTTTGACCCAGCCGCACGCCTGCAATGTGCCGACCATATCCATGACCCTGGCGCCCTTGCGCGGCCCTTCGCCCCACATTTTCACCCCGCCGCCGTTGACCTTTTGGATGGTTACAAATTTGCGAATGTCCCGGCATGCTGCAATGGTGTAAAAAATGGGCGTTCCCTTCGACAAGAATTCGGCCACGGCGTCCGCGCAAATTTCGACGTCGGGGTTCTTTTTCTCCACCAATCCGGCTTTGCTGTATTCCCCTTTGCGCTTCACTTCCCCGTCGGTCTTCACGGCAAAATAATTATTCACGTCACGGGAGTAGACCGCCTGATATTCCACGGTTTCCATTTCCAGCCCCGTGCGCTTTTGCCATTCAGCAATCAGGGCTTCACTCACGGGCACTTTGTCGCGGGGGCACTTGATAACGACGCCGTCGGTGTTCGCGCTGATAACTGGAATGCCGTAAATTTCGTGCCATTCAATCAGCATCAAAAGGGACAATTGCCCCGTGATTGTGGTTTGAATCAACATGGTCGGCGCAAATAGAACGCTGTACGGGCTCCCGGTCTTGCCGAAAGTGCCGTTAATCATAATCTTGCCGCCTTCGTTGCCGACCTTCGCGTCTTCGTATTCTTCCCCCTCAGTGCGACCGGCTTTCTTCAATTTACCTTGCAACTCTTTGGCGGCCAGGCGTTCGTTTTTGATGGCCTCATATTCCTGCAAAAAGGTTTGCCCAAGTGCTGGGGGCCATTCGCCAGAATTGAGAATTAGCGACGGGTAATAGCTGGCGACGTCATTGTCCCGCAAAACCCAATTTTCGTCGGAGCGGTGGACAATGGTTTCTTCCCGGCTGTGCAATCCACCAATGCCCACTTTATAGGTCGACTGGTTGATCGTGATAAGCAAACCTTCAAGCTGTGGCGGCATTTCGACCGTACCTTTTGGCCCCAGCATAAAAACGGATTCGCGCACCAATTCAAGCGCCTTTTGAAGCTGTGGCAAGCTGTAGGAAATAAACGGCGGCACCTTGTAACGAAAGCGCAAATTCCAATCAATTTCCGGCTTAAAAATGCGTTGTCCTGTGGCCTGTTCGCATCGACGCTTCAATACGGCTTCGGCTAATTGGGCATCCGATTTGCTCCGCAAGTCAATGCCATAGCGTGCGCTCAATGCGACCCGCTGATGAATTTGCGGGGCCAGGGCATCAAAGAGGGCTTCAAGGACGGCAAGGTCGTTTTCACAATAGGCGTCGACTTCCACAATTTCCGCTTCGGTCACGTAATGGCCTGGGTCATAGGGCAAGTCGCGCATGGTGGGGCAATGGATGCGCCCGGCGTATTGCTTTTGACTTCCGGCACCTGGCGCCACTTCCATGACGTCGATATGGTCCGAAGGCTTCCATTCAGGCAAGCCCAATTCCCACGGCTTCACCTTTTCAACAATGATGCGGTCGTTAAGCCATTTCAATTGCTCCGCGGTGTAGCCGGAGAGGGCCGCGGTAATCATGGGCACGTCGTAATAATTGCCGTTGAAACTTACCGCGCAAAAGGCGTCGAACAGTAGCCGAATGCGGGCGGCCGTGGCCTGGTCAAACGCTTGACCGGCGCGAAGCCGAAAGCCATACGCCTGGCCGCCACGGGGGCGAAATTTCAACAGCCAATAATTTGGGAAACATTCCGTGTCGTAAAAGGCAACGGGGCGGCTTGCTGTGGCCGGTGGGGGCGGTGGCGGGGCAATTATCATCATTCCCCCAGCGCCGTAATTTGCGTGCCGCATTCGTTGAACATCAATTGCGCTTGGTGCATTTCAATTCCCCAGCGTTCAATAAAGTCGACCGGCGGCAACGGATACACCACGCGGGCAATGCCACTTTGAACCAGCTTTGCGGCGCACCTTGCGCACGGCGGCCGGGTTACATAAATGGTCATGCCCGTAACATTGCGCCGCGCAAAGAGCAAGGCGTTTTCTTCCGCGTGAATCGTTCGCAGCAATTTGACTTCACGGTCGACCGGGGCATCATTGACGCCTTGCGGAAAGCCATTGAAGCCAGTCGAAACAATGCGTTTGTCTTGGTCAACAATCACGGCGCCGACTTGGGTCGACGGGTCTTTGCTCCAACTGGCAACAAGCGAAGCCAGCGCAATAAAACGGGCATCCCATTTACTCACAATCAATACTTCTTACCGTTTTCAAGTTTGCGATTTTCCGGCTTATGGTCCGGCCGTGTGGCATTGAATGCCATTTTTTCAGCGATAGCGCCGCCAAGGTCAAGACCCAAGGCGCCCGCCAAATCAGCAATGCGAATCACGGCGTCGGCAAGTTCCACTTCAACCATGGGGCGGTGCGGGAGCTTGTCGTCGGGCAAATTCTTGCGGTGACCTTCCATGGCTTCGGACACTTCCGAAACGACCAGCATGAGTTTTTCACCCACAACATGGGGCCGCTCAATCAGCGGGGCGCCGGTTTGCAAATCGTTCCACCAGCCCGCGGCCTTGCTGGCACCGTGGCAAATCCGCACAAGTTCATTACCGCAAGACGCGGCAAGTTTCATATCATTTATCGGCATTTTGAATTCCAAAAGTAAGCCCGGCCCCGAAGGGCCAGGGGTTTGATTTAGGCGACCAGCAAGCCGTTTGCCACGAGTTGCGCGTCGTTCCATCCGGCGGCAATGTAGGCTTCATACGTTGCACCATTGGCCGCCGCGGTCATTTGGCGAACCGGCGCCACGGGGGCGGGCGGCGCTGGCGGGGGAGCCATTGGGGCCGCTGGGGGCGGTACTTGCACGAATGCCGGGTTAGGCGTCACCGGAATGGGTGCAGGCATGCCAGGGACGGCCGGGGGCGCATAGGCGGCAACCGGGGCACCCATGGGCACGCCAGGCAGCACGGGGACACCGGCGGGCATTCCGGGCACTGGCGGCGGCATGTAGCCAGCCGGGGCACCTGGGAGCGCCGGAGCGGCTGCAGGGGCTTGAGCCTGTGGCATTGGGATTGCGCCAGCGGGCGGCGTCATGCTTGCGCCAGCGGGCAAGGCCGATTGACCAAAGCCAGCCGACGACACGTCCGGGCCAAATTGAATTTCTTGACCGTAGGCGCGGAAGCAAACCATGCTGTGATTGAGGTAGACGCCCGGCTGACTGGTCGAACCGTTGCCGTCGGCGCTGAATGCCACTTCAACGAAATAGCCAGGCTTGCAAAAGTCTTTTTGCATGACTTGCACGTAACCGGCGCCCTCTTGCTGGTATACCTTCGGAGCGAAGCCGCCGGAGAATTTCAGAATCCAATGACCGCGCCAGCCTTCGTTATCGCAAGGTTTGCGGCCTTTTTTGTTCGGGATTTGTGAATCGCCGTCTTCAATCTTCCAAGCGAACGCGGGGGACTGTGCGGCGTTGGGGTGCGCCTGGTTGCCGACGGCCCAAATTTGTTGCCCCCAAGGGGTATGCGCCCAATGCGGTTCCGCACCCTTCGGGATTGCCAACGCGAAAAAGTAGTTGACGCGGGGCTGGCCTGCATTGGGGCCGGTCTTGACGACCAGCGGTTTGCCTTCGGCGTCCGTGGTGCTGGGGTCATACAGCGACCCCATGACAATGCGGCCGACCGGGGAAGTGATATTTACTTTTGCCATTTGAAAAACTCCTATTAAGTTGAAGTGCCGAAGACGCGCCGCGCATCGGCGGGATTATCGGGAACTAATTTGATCGACCCCAATGGAGTCACACTATAAGCCTTAATGACGGCTTCGTCAACACCGGATTTTTGCGCCTGTTTTGGGGTCTTTACGCCAGGCTTTGAAAGATCGACGCCCATGAGCGAACCCATGGCAAGCACTTGGTCGACGGGCATGGTCCATTGCTGGCGACCGTAGCCTTGTTCCGCACGATGCCAGGGTACGGAATGACCTTGCCGAATGTACGTCGCCACGGCTTCGCGCATCCCTTCGACGCGGCTTTGCAACCGTTCTAGGGACCGTTCCAGCATCTTTAATTCAAGGCTGGCGGCCGCTGGCGGCAATTCCACGGGGGACGACTTCACGGCAAATTCAGCGTCGTAATACGCGGCTTTTTGCAAGGCCGGGCAAGCATGGCGGCCTGGGCAATCTCCGCATTCCGAATTTGTCACGGCGGGCGGATTGGGGGCCAGGGCAACGGCCGCGGCGCCGGTCAATAAATTGATGTGGCCGCGAAGGTCCGACGCCATAACTGACCAAGTGCGAACCGGGGAACCCTTGTAAAAGCATCGCGGCTGAATGACCGTAAAATTAACTTTGCAATGCTGGTCGAACAGGCCCGGACCTTCCCCGAACTTTTCCGCCAGCATATCCACAATGCCCGTGATGTATGCGACGCCCTGGTCATTTTCGTATTCATCGACAAAGCGGTGGCCGAATTTGTAGTCGATGACTTCCAGCACCAGCGGCGAAGCTGAGAAAGCCCAAATGTCCGGCGTGCCCCAGCATTCCGGGTGAATGCGTGAAATTGCGACGGCCTCTTCCACACGGGGAGCCCCGAAGCGTTCGACGGGCATGCGGGCGCGGACGGTTTCGACAACCAACTCCCCGCCTTCAATCATTTCTTCGGTCACGACCACGCCGTTTGGCGCAATCAAGCCTTCACAAACGACACGCCCGGCCAGCATTTCAGCGAAGACCCAATGCGCCGCGTTGCCTTCCATGCTTTCGGGCGTGTCGGGTTGCGGGTAAGCCTGATTCATTGCGACCCAAAGGCCGCAACGGCGCCAGGCCGCCGCCCCAGAAGGCGGCAGGATTGAATGGGCGCCTGACATTATCGGGCCGCAATCATGGCGTCGACCTGGGCGGCAACCTGGGCCACAAGGTCAAGACGGTTTGCCAACAGGGGCAGCGCGGGCACGCCAGCGGCGGCGCAGCATTGCGTTATTTCGGCTTGCGTCACCTTGCCCGCCTGGATTGCAGCGGAAGCGCGGCCCACCAGCCCCACGAATTGGGCGCGGGCGTCTTGCGGCACTTCACCGACCGGAGCGGCCAAAGGCGCGGGCGGCGGTGGGGCAACCGGGGCCGCTGGTGCGGTCGAAGGCGCGGGGACAGCTACGGCCGAAGAGGCAACCCCAGCGGTCGGCATTGTCACAGTCGCCGCCTGTGGGGCAGGGATAGGGGCGACCGGAGCCAAAGGGACAGCTGAGGCGGCGCCCATAACCTGGCGCAATTCGGCTTCAACCGTGGCAACCAGCGCCGGGTCGACACCGCGTTTCTTGCGCCATGTACCGTCGGCAATCTTGGCTTTGCTTTCGGCATGAATGCGGCCATCCCATGGCAAGCCGTGTTTGTCCAAATCAACGGCGCCGACAGGGTTCGCGGTTTGGGGTGCAGCAATCGCCGCCGCGGGTGCGGAGTTCGGTGCAGGGGGTACGGGGGCGGTCGGTATCGCGGCAAAAGTAGTCGCCGTCGTATCCGCGGGGGCAGTCAAGGACGGAGCGGCAACCGCAATAGAGGGGGCAGCGGTCGCCCCAAGGGGCAAAGGGGCCGGGGTACTCCCGAAGACAGCCGCGGCGGTAGCGTCACCGACCGGGGCTCCGAATGCCACGGAAGCGTCGAATTCCCCGCCCTCTTTGGCAAGCTGGGCAATTTCAGGGTCGAGGGCTTGAGTCGCAACGCCAGGCAAACCGGCGGCGTGCGTGTGGGCGGCCAGGGCATCAACAGCGGCCGTCGCTTTGGACGTGTCGACGCGGACTTCAAGGTCGAGCGTTTGCTTACTGTGGCAAGTGCCGCCGCACGCCTTGGAAGGGTAAGCCAGAATGAAGCCCGCAACGGCTTCGCGTTGTTCCTGAGTCAGCCCGGCGGGGTCGACGTTGATCTGCATGGACATGTTCAAATTCTCCTAAAAGTTGAGTACGGGGATTGACCGCATGGCTATTGTTGCCGATAATGACGAACACGTCAACACGGGTTAGATAAAAATGATTTTGAACTTAGATTGCCGCCACGGGCTGGCTATGCTTCCAGACAACAGCGTCGACGCCATCCTTACCGACCCTCCTTACGAACTAGGGTTTATGGGCCACGCCTGGGACCGTTCCGGCATTGCTTACGACGTCGCCATGTGGCGCGAAGCCTTGCGGGTCTTGAAGCCCGGCGGCCACATTCTGGCATTTTCCGGGTCGCGCACCTATCACCGGATGACGTGCGCCATCGAAGACGCCGGGGCGGAAATTCGGGATTCCATCGTGTGGGTCTACGGCTCCGGGTTCCCCAAGTCTTTGGACATTTCCAAGGCGCTGGACAAGCTGGCGGGCGTTGACCGTCAAGTGGTGGGCCAGCAATACCGGGCGGCAACCGGACGCGACGAAGGGTACGGCTTCGGGGAGAGTTTCGACATTACCGCACCGGCTACCCTGGCCGCACAAATTTGGGACGGTTGGGGCACGGCATTAAAGCCAGCGCATGAACCGATTTGCGTCGCACGCAAGCCGCTGGCGCTGGGCACTGTGGCCGCCAATGTGCTGGCGCATGGCGTGGGTGGGCTCAATATTGACGGCTGCAGGGTTGCCATTGACCCAGCGGCGGACGCTTCCCAGCTTCGCACCATGGCCGTGAGCCAGCACGACGGCGCCGACGGGTGGGGTATGAACACAAGCCGCCCAAATCCGGCCGCCCGCGTGCTGGGTGAGGAAGGGCGTTGGCCTGCAAATTTCATTCATGACGGGTCGCCGGAAGTGCTGGCAATGTTCCCGCAAGCAACCGGCGCAAAGGCGCCAGTAAGGGGCACCGAAGGAAGCCCTGCCAGCGACGGCCAGGTGGGCAACTTCCGGGAGCGTGTCGCCAGCGCGGAGCCCCGCGGGGACGCCGGAAGCGCCGCCCGGTTTTATCAGCAATGCCAATGGGCGCAAGACGATTTGGAAGCCGCCTTGTTCCACTATTGTGCAAAGGCCAGCAAGCGAGAAAAGGGCGCCGATAACACCCACCCGACCGTTAAGCCTATCGCCTTGGGTCGCTATCTGGCACGCCTCATTTGTCCGCCTGGCGGCACGCTCTTGGACCTGTTCGCCGGTTCTGGTTCCTTTGGTGTTGCTGCAAAACTGGAAGGGTTCAATTTCATGGGCTTTGAATTGGACAGCACGCACGCGGCGCAAGCGAATAACCGAATGGGGGCGTTCTGATGCAGGTCGAACTTCGCCCATTTCAAGCCGAACTTGAGCGCCGCGTGTACGAAGCCTGGCACGGCGGGGCGCTAAATGTCATGCCTGTGGCCGCCACGGGGTCCGGTAAAACCGTGATTCTGTCAAAGGTACTTTATGACGAACCCGGCGCATCTATCGCCATCGCGCACCGACAAGAACTGGTAAGCCAAATTTCCATTGCGCTGGCCCGCAACGGCGTGCGCCATCGCATCGCCGGAGCAAAGAAGGGGTCGAACCTGATACGGGTCATAAGTGCGCTGCAGGTTGCGGAATTGGGTTACAGCTTCTTTGACCCGAACGCGAAGACCGGCGTCGGCGGCGTTGATACCGTCATACGCATGGACGCTTCCGACCCGTGGTTTAAGCAAGTGCGGCTTGTGGTGCAGGACGAAGCGCACCACGTCTTAAAAACAAACAAGTGGGGCATTGCCGCCGAAATGTTCCCCAACGCCCGGTCGTTGCTCCCAACGGCGACGCCACTCCGGGCGGACGGCAAGGGCCTGGGGCGGCACGCGGACGGCCTGGTCGACGCAATGGTGCTGGCGCCGTCCATGCGGGACATTATCGACATGGGGTATCTGACGGATTACCGCATTTTTGCGCCGCCGTCCGACCTTGACCTTACCCAAGTTGCCTTGAGCCAGGCGACCGGGGACTTCAACGCGGACCAACTCCGCAAGGCCGTCCACAAATCCCACATTACCGGGGACGTGGTGGCGCACTATCTCAAGCTGACGCCGGGCAAATTGGGCGTGACTTTTGCCGTCGATGTGGAAGCCGCGACCGAAATTGCGGCGGCGTTCCGTGCGGCCGGTGTGCCCGCGGAAGTGGTGAGCGCCAAAACCCCGGACGCCCTACGCTCTCAAATTCTCCGGCGATTCAAGGCGCGGGAAATCCTGCAGCTTGTCAATGTGGATTTGTTCGGGGAAGGCTTCGACCTTCCGGCAATTGAGGTCGTGAGCTTTGCCAGGCCGACGGAATCGTTCGCCCTGTTCTGCCAGCAATTTGGCCGGGCTTTGCGCTTGATGCTTTCCAAGGAAGCCGCGGCCGTGCATGCCCACTTGACGGACGCCCAACGCAAGGCCGCAATTGCCGCCAGCGAAAAGCCGGTCGCCTACATCATTGACCACGTCAACAACGTGCTACGCCACGGGCTCCCGGACGCAAAGCGCGAATGGTCATTGAACCGTCGGGACCGCAAGAGCGGCGGCAAGTCTGACGCCATCCCCATGCGCGTGTGCGTCAACCCTGAGTGCATCCAGCCCTATGAGCGGATTTATAAATGCTGCCCGTATTGCGGCCACTACCCGCCGCCGCCATCCCGTAGCGCCCCGGAGTTTGTCGACGGTGACTTGCTGGAACTGGACGCCGAAACCCTGGCCGCCTTGCGCGGGGAGATTGCCCGCATTGATGGCGACCCGGTCATTCCATACGGTGCGGCGCCGGAAGTGGTGGGGGCGGTCAAGCGACGCCATTGGGAACGTCGGGAATCGCAAAACAATTTGCGGAATGTCATTGCCTGGTGGGCGGGCCTTGAGAGTGCTCAAGGCCGCGGGGAGTCTGAAAGCTACCGCCGGTTTTATTACCGCTTCGGCATCGACGTCGCCAACGCGCAAACCCTCAACGCAAAGGACGCCGGGGAGCTTGCCGAACGTGTCCGCGTCGAGCTTGCAAAAAATGGAATTGACGGAACCGTCAACGCCGCCTCATACTTCGCAAACCATGAATAAATTAAAAGCCCTTATCGCCTGTGAAGAATCCGGGGCCGTGCGCGACGCCTTTATCGCCCGCGGTCATTTTGCAATGAGTTGCGACCTGATACCCACACGAAGCCCCGGCCCGCATTGGCAGGGTGACGTTATGGAAATCATCTATGCCGGGTGGGATTTAATGATTGCGCACCCCCCTTGCACGTTCTTGAGTTCGTCCGGCTTGCATTGGAACAAACGTCGACCGGAGCGTGCCGCCCAAACGGAAGCGGCGCTTGATTTTGTTCGCATCTTACTTGCGGCGCCCATTGCCAAAATTGCTTTGGAAAACCCGGTCGGTTGTATTTCTTCGCGCATCCGAAAGCCCGACCAAATAATCCAGCCCTACGACTTCGGGGATGACGCCAGCAAGGCGACTTGCCTATGGCTCAAGGGGTTAGCCCCACTTCGCCCGACGTTGCGCGTGCCGGGCCGTGTGGTTGAATGGCCGGTCGGTTCCGGCAAGATGGTCGAACGCTGGGCAAATCAAACGGACAGCGGCCAAAATGTACTTGGACCCAACGAACACAGGCAGAGAGAGAGAAGCAAGACTTATGCCGGGATTGCAGCGGCGATTGCGGACCAATGGGGCGGGGGCTTGATATGACACCCCACGTCTACCAATGGGCCGCCCGGCACGGTGTAAGCATGCAAGCCCTTCACGAACTGCAAGCCCTCTTTGGCATGCACGGCGGCCACGATCTACCGCCGACTGTCAAGGGCACCAGTGAAGCGGCCGTGCAATCCGCTGTGCGCCTGGAAGCGGCACGCAAGGGGGTGCGCCTGTTCCGTAACAACGTCGGCGCCCTGATTGATTCCCGCGGCGTGCCGGTGCGGTATGGCCTGGCGAACGAATCCAAACAGGTCAACGAGGTTATGAAATCTGCGGACCTTATCGGCTGGCGGCCGCTGCAAATTGAGCAACACCACGTCGGGCAATGTGTGGCCGTCTTCGTGTCCCGCGAATGCAAAAAGGTTGGCTGGCAATATACCGGGGACGCGCACGAACTGGCGCAACTGGCTTGGGCGCAACTGGTCACGGCTTCCGGCGGCGACGCGGCATTCTGTACCGGAGAGGGCACGCTATGATTTTATTTTTAATTTGGATTTGGGCCATTGCCAGCGGGCACCACGTCGTCGCAATGTGGCTCATTGTTCATTGGGCCTTGTCTGACCGTTGACGGCCCCGTCACCATAACGCATAATGCGACAACTATTCACCGGATACTCTTACCATGCGCCTACACCCTGACAACCGAAAAGAACAAATCATTGATGCCGCCGTGAAGGTCGCCGGACAACCTGGGGGCTGGGCAAAGCTGACACGCGAAGCCGTCGCCCGTGAAGCCCAATGCGCCGAAGGGCTTATTTCAAAATATTTCGGCACCATGATTACGTTTCGACGCACCATCATGCGCCACGCAATCAAGGCCGCGAACCTGTCCGTCGTCGCCCAAGGTTTGGCGGCCGGTGACAGCTATGCAAAGAAAGCCGACCCGGAGTTGAAGGCCCGCGCACTCGAAACCCTGGCAGGTTGACCAATGCGCGAACTTCCACCAGCTTTAGGGCCAATGGGTGCGTATCGACAATTTATTGTCTATATGGCGCAACCCAGCCGAACACGCCCCGGCAAAACTGACAAATTCCCCGCCGACTTTCGTTCCGGCCGTGTGGTATCCGCGCACGACCCCGCCTTTTGGACGGACCACGCGACTGCCATTGCCGCCGCCGCGACGCTGGGTGGCTCCTACGGCGTGGGGTTCGTTTTCACGGAAGCCGACCCCTTTTGGTTTATCGACCTTGATGGTTGCCTATTGCCCGACGGTTCCGATTGGTCCCCGGTAGCAAAGACACTTTGCGGGGCGTTTGCTGGCGCTGCTGTGGAAGTGAGCCAAAGCGGCCGGGGCTTGCATATTTTCGGAAGTGGCCGCCCGCCCCTGCACGGTTGCAAAAATGAACCCCTGGGCCTTGAGTTCTACCATTCCGGGCGCTTCGTTGCGCTGACTGGCACCAGCGCCAGCGGTAACGCCGCCGCGGATTTTACGCACCTACTCCCCAGCCTGGTCGCGCAATACTTCCCGCCGGACGCCGCGCAAGCCATGGGACAAGGATGGACCGAAGGCCCGGCCGCTGAATGGCGCGGACCTACCGACGACGACGAACTTATCCGCCGGGCGTTGCGGTCACAATCCACGGCTTCCGCATTTGGGGGCCGGGCCAGCTTTGCGGACCTGTGGACGGGCAATATGGAAGCCCTGGCCCGCGCATACCCTGACCCCGCCCGCGGCTATGATTCCAGTAGCGCCGACGCCGCCCTGGCGCAACATTTGGCATTTTGGACGGGCAAGGATTGCGCCCGGATTGATAGGCTTATGCGCCGCTCCGCGCTGGTCCGTGACAAATGGGAACGTGAAGACTATTTGCCCCGCACCATCTTGGGCGCCGTGGGCCGTCAATTTGAAGTGCTGACCGACAAGGCCCTTGAACCTGTGGCCGGTGCGCCAGAAAGCCCGGCACCCAGCGCCAGCACCGAACCGCCCCGGCCGACCATGGTGACGGGCGCCAGCTTCGTGAATAACGACATGCAATTGCAACTGTTCGCCGGTTGCGTCTACGTTCAAGACCTTCACCGCGTCCTAGTGCCTGGCGGCGTCATGCTCAAGCCGGAGCAATTCAAAGTTCATTTTGGCGGCTACACCTTCACCATGGACGCCGCGAACGAAAAGACAACAAAGGACGCATGGGAAGCCTTCACGCAAAGCCAGGCTTACCGCTGCCCGCGTGCAAATGCCCCATGCTTCCGACCTGACTTGCCGCCCGGCTCCCTGGTGCAGCGCGGGGGCCAAACCTTCGTCAACACCTATTGGCCGGTCGATGTTCCGCGCAAAGCTGGGGACGGCTCCCCGTTCCTCAATCACTTGGCAAAGGTGCTACCGGACGAACGCGACCGCTTTATCCTGCTGTGCTACATGGCCGCATGCGTGCAACACAAGGGCGTCAAATTCCAATGGGCGCCGCTGCTGCAGGGCGTTGAAGGCAACGGAAAAACCCTGTTCACCCGGTGCGTTGCCGAAGCCGTGGGGCGCCGTTATGTCCATTGGCCCAAGGCGTCAAAGCTGGCCGCGCAATTCAATTCATGGATGATTGGAAAACTCTTTTACGGCGTGGAAGATATTTACGTGCCGGACCAAAAGCGCGAAATTATTGAAGAGTTGAAGCCCATGATTACCGGCGGCGATGGCCTGGAAATTGAAGGCAAGGGCGTCGACCAAATCAGCGCGGACGTGTGCGGCAATTTCATGTTCAACAGCAACCACCAAGACGCCGTAAGGAAGACCAAAAACGACCGCCGGTTCTGCCTGCTATTCAGCGCCCAACAACAGGCCGAAGACTTGAAGCGCGACGGCATGGATGGGGATTACTTCCCGCGCCTTTATGACTGGCTCCGGGCCGACGGTTACGCCATCGTTTCGGACTTGCTTCACACGTTTCCAATCCCTGACGAATACAACCCGGCCACACATTGCCAGCGGGCGCCCGTTACCACCAGCACCGCGGCCGCTATCAGCGCCAGCACGGGCGGCGTCGAACAAGAGGTACACGAAGCCATCGCCCAAGGGCTCCCCGGCTTTTGCGGGGGCTGGATATCGTCAATTCAACTCGACCGCCTGCTGGAACGCCTGGGGGTTGCCCGCCGCGTCACGCATTCCAAACGCAAAGAAATGCTCAACGACCTGGGGTATGCCTACCATCCCGCCCTTGTGGAAGGTCGCGTCAACAATCTGGTATTGCCGGACGGCGGAAAGCCCCGCCTCTTTGTCAAGACCGACAGCCCCGCCCGTGCAATCCAAGGGGCCGCGGAAGCCGCCAAAGCCTACGAACAGGCCAACAACCATAACCGCGTGCCGTTCCCCCTGGCGCCTGTGCATTTATGAGCCCCGGCCACTTCACCACCATGGCGACACTGATTTGCGGCCCCGCGGGCTTGCTGGTGCGCTATGAGTGGTCGGGCGATTGCTTCCGCTGGAATTTCTACCGGGGCGCCCGGCGGGTCAAGAGCATCAAGAAAGCGACGGCCGTAATCCAAGCCGCTGAAAAACTTGTTGACGCTAGATAAATAATTTAGCTATAATTTACCCGTGACATATTTTTAACCACCTGGAGAGGTACACCATGAAGATTGAAATCAAAAGCCGCTTTTCTCTTCAAATTCTGTTTTCACATGAATGCGAAGACAACAGCGTCGCAATTACTTTAGCCGCCGCGATAAACGCAAAAGCGGACCTTCGCGGCGCGGACCTTCGCAGCGCGAACCTTTACGGCGCGGACCTTTACGGCGCGGACCTTTACGGCGCGGACCTTCGCGGCGCGGACCTTCGCAGCGCGAACCTTTACGGCGCGGACCTTT